GTGGAAGGACCAATAGACAGTATGTTTCTAGATAATGCAGTAGGATGTCTTGGATCCAGTAACTTTCGTGAAATAGAGTCTAGATTTGATATAGTGGATGCAGTATATGTTCTAGACAATGAACCCAGAAACAAGGAAATAGTTCGAATTTTAGAAAAACTTATTAGAGACGGAAAACGAGTTTGTATTTGGCCCAAACAAAACAAGCTTAAAGATGTTAATGACATGGTCTTGCAAGGAATTGATGTGTGTGATACAATACGAAGTAACACCTATTCCGGATTATCTGCTATGTTGAATTTAAATGAATGGAGAAAATTATGAATGAAGATTTCAAAAATATGACACCAGAAGAAATAGAACAATTCGAAGACGCGTATCTTATGTTTACTTCGAACTTTATCGAATATATTCGAGAAGTTCATCCTGACGTTTTTAAGCGAGCATTAGATTACGCAGTGACGGTTAACCCATGATAAACAGAATAGAAGTTCTTAATCGTGGTTATGTCAATTATGTAGATCACAATAGAGGCTGCGATGAGTGAGTACAAAATCAATCCAATAAACGAGTTCTGTAACACGGAGAACAGTAAACTTCTGCAAGACAGAATTTTTGAAATGGACACTGTGGTGCGATTGGAAGCCGCATCCATGTCACAGATGTTCTCGTTTTGGGCGGAGATACAAGAAACTCTTATTGTGGGTGCAAAAGAAATAAAGCGGCTTCGTGTGCGTGTGGCTGAACTTGAAAAGGAGATTGCAGATGCAAAAGGTGCTTGACCACGGGTTTGTGCAGTATGTTGACCACATGGGCAATGATCTGACTGTAGTGAACGCTGCTCGGGTTTCCTTTAACAAGGAGAGCAGTTGGGACGGTGAGCAGCAGTGGACAGGTGCAATCAGGGATAAGGCATTGAGCGAAAAGGATCAAAAACTCATACGATATCTTGCCAAACACAATCACTGGACTCCGTTTGCACATCCTCAAATTACTCTACGAATCAAGGCTCCTATTTCAATACGCACTCAATTCTTTAAACACAAACAAGGATTTGTTGAAAATGAAGTTTCTCGTCGATATGTTACTGATCCTCCAGAATTTTATATTCCACTCTGGAGAAAGGCTCCAACAGAAGGAGCAAAACAAGGATCAAGTGGTTTCATTGAAAGTGCAGAGGAGATTCATCTTAGAACTCAACGATACGTCGATGCCTTGGAAAGTTGTATTAAGCATTACGAGTTATTGATCGAATCGGGTGTTGCACCAGAACAGGCCAGATTTGTTTTACCCCAGGGAGTTTTTACTGAATGGTGGTGGACGGGTTCTCTTGCTGCCTTTGCCAGATTTTATAAGCAACGCTCGGATCCTCATGCACAATGGGAAATACAACAGTACGCAGAAGCTGTTTCTAGTATAATTCAAAAGCTTTTTCCTGAGTCTTGGTCTTGTTTGATTCAATCTGCATAAATAAAGAAATACCTTATGAAAAATCAAATAGAACTACCGTCACTTTACCAACAATTCATTCATCTTTCCAGATACTCCCGATGGTTAGAAAAAGAACACAGACGAGAAACTTGGACGGAAACCGTTAAACGGTATTTTGATTTTTTCGAAAATCATTTGGCAGAAAGTCAAAAATATAATCTTTCTAAACAATTACGAACTGAACTAGAAACCAGTGTTTTAAATCTGGAAATCATGCCCAGTATGAGATCGTTAATGACTTCTGGTGAGGCACTTGACAGAGACAACACTGCAGGATACAATTGTAGTTATGTTGCAGTTAACAGAGTTAGAGCCTTTGATGAAATTTTATACATATTGATGTGTGGTACTGGAGTAGGATTTAGTGTAGAACGCCAATATGTTGAAAAACTTCCTACAATTGCTGAAAACTTTTCTCCATCAGAGACTGAAATCTGCGTGGAAGACAGCAAAGCAGGATGGGCCAGATCTTACAAAGAACTCGTCTCGTTACTTATTGCTGGTCAAATTCCGAGGTGGAACCTTAAGAAGATACGAGCTGCAGGAGCAAGACTTAAAACCTTCGGCGGTCGAGCATCTGGACCGCAACCGCTCAATGATTTGTTCCGATTTACCGTTGATACATTCAAAAGGGCTGCTGGCAGAAAACTTACGAGCATCGAGTGCCACGATATCGTATGTAAAATTGCTGAAGTTGTAGTCGTAGGAGGAGTTCGTCGATCTGCATTAATTTCTCTGTCTAATTTAACAGACGAGAAAATGAGAGACGCCAAAGTAGGACAGTGGTGGGAAGCAAATCCTCAACGGGCATTGTCTAACAATTCTGTTGCGTATAAAGAAAAACCTGATATTGGTGTGTTTATGGAAGAGTGGTTATCTCTTTATAAATCAAAGAGTGGAGAACGAGGAATTTTTAATCGTGATGCCTGTAAGAAAACTGTTGCAAAATTAGGAGACAGACGAGATCCTAATTACGAATGGGGTACTAATCCGTGTTCAGAAATTATTCTGAGAGATCGTGAATTTTGCAATCTGACAGAAGTAATTGTAAGAGAAGACGATACTCCAGAAACTCTTAAACGAAAAGTCCAACTTGCCACTATACTAGGAACCTGGCAGGCGTCATTGACTCATTTTCCGTATTTGTCTTCAGAATGGAAGAAAAACTGTCAGGAAGAGGCACTATTAGGAGTTTCTCTTACTGGTATTTTAGACAACAAGATGATGAGAAATCCCGGCAAAACACTAGAAACTTTGTTGGACGATCTTCGTTCTAGTGCAATCACAACTAATAAAGATTGGGCAAAACGTATTGGAATCAATCCTGCTGCTGCAATTACGTGCATAAAACCTAGTGGTACAGTTTCACAATTAACAGATTCTGCCAGTGGAATTCATCCAAGACACAGTAAATACTATATTCGTACAGTTCGTGCAGACAGAAAAGACCCGTTGTGTCAAATGATGTTAGATAAAGGATTTCCCGCAGAACCGTGCGTAATGAAACCAGATTCTACCATGGTATTTTCTTTTCCAATAAATTGTCCTAATTCTTTTACCAGGAATGATCTGACTGCAATTGACCATCTCGAGATATGGTTAACTTATCAAAGACATTGGTGTGAACATAAACCCAGTATAACTGTAACAGTAAAAGAATCTGAATGGATGGATGTCGGTGCATGGGTATACGAACACTTTGATGAAATCAGCGGAATATCGTTTTTACCTCATTCCGATCATTCGTATCGTCAGGCACCGTATCAAGAATGCACCAAAGACGAATGGGAAAGTTTAAGCAACATATTACCTAAACAAATCAATTGGACTGGAGAACTGGTTTCTTTTGAACAAGAAGATCAAACAGTGGGTAATCAAACTCTTGCCTGTTCGGGTGACAAGTGTGATTTTGTTGATTTAACTAATTAATAAAATACTATTATAAATCAATAGGCTTATAAATAAACTAGGAGGGCTCTTTATGTTCAAAGTCCTTAACTGGTTTGTTTTATCATTGCTGTTGATTGGTTGCAGCATCTCCAAACCAATCGTCCAGGTTGAATCAAAAGAAACTGTTCCTAAACTAGGAATATTTCAAGGATTCGATATATGCACCACCGAAACAGATTCGTATCCCGGTGTTGTTGCACTACACTCCACAGACTCATTTGTGGGTAGCGGAGTTTTAATTAGTCCATATTATATTCTTACTGCAGGACATTGTATAGATGGTGGTAATTTAGATTATATCAGATTATTAGACGGTAGAACTTTTTGCATCAGTGAAACAATACTTCATCCTGTATACGGAATAGGTGAATTGGTTTTAAATGATATCGGAATAATTGTGTTAAATGAACCAATTCTAGATATAGAAACTTATTCACTGTGTCAATCTATATCTAAAATTTCAAAATATCAACAAATTGATATTTCAGGATGGGGTGCAAAGATTAAAAAACAAAGCCAGTGGCGTAAGTTTTTCTTTTACGGAGTTCTCCAACGAGAAGAAAATCAATTTAAAGTTCTTCCTATTAATGGTACAGTTTGGTTTGGAGATTCGGGAGGTGCAGTATACGCTCAAATTGACGGAAAAAAACATCTAATAGGAATAGTAAGTAATTTTTCGGCCACTTTGGTGGAAGGAAAAATACAATTTATAGAAAATTCATTTGTGCGAGTAGATTATTATCTGAGTTGGATCTTGTCTAAAACTAAATAGTATGATGATAATCGCTGGAATAGATTACAGTCTTAACGGTCCGGCAATATGTGTTACCGATAGTACTATACCATTTGATTTTAAACACTGTAATTTTTATTTTCTTTCTGATACTAAGAAGTATTCTAAAACATTTCTTAATAATATTCACGGCGAAACATTTAAAGAATATAACGAAGAATCTGAACGATACGATTCAATTTCAGATTGGGTGATGGGAATAGTGGCAGGAATAGATCAAGTGTGTTTGGAAGGATACGCGTATACTGCACAAGGAAGAGTTTTCAATATTGCAGAAAATACTGGAATATTAAAGTATAAACTCTGGCAAAGCAGAATACCAGTGGAAGTAGTTCCTCCCACAACAATAAAGAAATCAGCAACAGGTAAAGGAAATTCAGATAAATCAAAAATGTACGAACAGTTCATGGAAGACACCAGTATTCCTCTTATGGAATTAGTGTCTCCTGATAAAATAAAAATATCAAATCCGGTTTGTGATATAGTAGATTCGTACTACATCTGCAAATATTTACACGAAAAACTTAACGATTAATTCAATACCCTCTGTTGCTGTTTATATTGTGGAGATAGAATCTACTTGGCCCGTTTCGCTTTGGCGTCAGCAATTGCCTTTTGTACCATTATAGCTACTTCATCAGCTGCAGCTTCTTGCTGGCGGGCCACTGCCGACGCGAACGTGGACGGTTGTATAGTAGCAGCTGGTAGTTTTTTTGACTTTTTGGCCACAGGAGCTACAGCAAGAGACACTTTGGCAGCCCCTGCCGCTGCCGGTTTGATTGCACGAGCTACAATATCGAAAGGAGTTGACAGCTGAGCTGGTTTTGGCCTTATTCTAGAATGAGGATTGCCCTCTGCTGGGTAAACTGTTTCTGCTCCTTCTGGTGCATCAGGACCTGGTCCAGGTCTTTCTTCTGCTGCTGGAGGTTGTACAGATCTGGAGGGTTTGAGACTTGACGGTGGACCTATAAAATCAGGATCACCGTCTTGTGGTGGAGGTTGTACAGATCTGGAGGGTTTGAGACTTGACGGTGGACCTATAAAATCAGGATCACCGTCTTGTGGTGGAGTAGAAGAACTTCCAGAAGAATTCCCAGAAGAATTTCCAACAACTGAATTAGGACTGCCTAAATTATTATTTGAACCAGGACTGGCTATATTATTATTAACAATGCCTCCTCCAAGATTATTAGTATTAGTATTTATTGGATTAAACCCAAAATTAATAGATCCAGATCCAAACGCGGGTGCAGGCGCGACTGATGGTGATGTCGCTGCAGGCGCAGGCGCTGGTGCAGGCGCAGGCGCTGGTGCAGGCGCGGCCGCGGGTTCGGGTGCAGGCGCAGGCGCTGGTGCAGGTGCAGGTGCAGGTGCAGGTGCAGGCGCGGGTGCAGAATCCGCAGGCGAGGGTTTGGGTTCAATCCTGCTCGCGGATCCATCCTCGCATTCCTCCCCTTCACAATCACCAGATTTTCTTCGTTCATTTAATTGCTTAAACATATAGGAAGCAACAGAATTGTTTGAATCCTCATATAAAGAATTTGATTTAGACTTGTATTCACCCCAATAATAATTTAAAGGACTATTTTGCTGCTGTTGCAACTGTTGTTCCTTAAGTTGTTCTTCTAGTGATTTAGTAGGACGTTTCCAGTTATTAATTTTAGCCAGTTTGGTAATAGATTCAGAAAGGGCTTTAATCAATGGATCTTGTGTATTTTTCGGGGTTGACATATAATTATCCTTTATTTTATATTTATAATTGTTAACAATTCCATTTTCTTAAGGCCTTATTAATTCTGGAATCTGGATCGTTTGCAGTTTTTGCACTGGTTAATTTTCGTTTCATGCCAGTCATTCTTCTACAAAACGATTTTCTTCGTTTATCGTCTTTGGAACCTTTTTTAATTTTTGACGGATCTTTAGTGACTGCCGTTTGAAGTTTAGATCCAGGATTTGCCCTTCGATAAGAAGCTACTCCTTTTCTATTAAGGCCTCCTTTAGGATCTTTTC